TGGATTCTTACCTACGAAAGCTTTGCTGGCGATTATTTTAGTAATACACCAACTATTCCAGGTGAAGGACTACGGGCAAATACATCGGTGTATGCAGAAATTGCTAACATGGATTCAGTACAAATTTTCTACGGATAAAAAATGTCAGAAACGACTCAAGCGCAGGGTTCATATGATTTAGTAGGGCGGAAGATTATGTTAGGTCTTCCAACTTACGACTTTAAAGTAACTGCAAAGCTGGCTATTTCGCTGGCTTCTTTTTGTGTTCAAGCACAAAGACACGGTATAGATATTCAGATTTGCAATATTTCTGGATGCTCTGTAGTGTCTCGTGTACGCAACCTAATTGCTAAAGACTTTCTAGACTCAGACTGTACAGACTTAATGTTCATTGATTCAGACATTAACTTTGAAGCTGAAGATATATTCCGCCTGATGGCATGGAACAGTGACCCTAAAAAAGGTATCGTTGCTGGTATCCCAGTAGCCCGTAAAAAGGGTAAGACATATATCTCTACTTTAGATACTGATGAAAACGAAAATATATTTATGAATTACATGGGCTTGGTAAAAGCTAAGCGTGTAGCTACTGCCTTTATGATAATTCGTAGAGAAGTGTTTGAAAAGTTGCGTGACGTTCATCCAGAATGGGTTTACCACGATGAAAAGAAGGTAGGCGATGAAGTAATTGCTTTCTTTGACTTTGCTTTAAAAGACGGGCAGTATATAGGCGAAGACTTTTTGTTCTGTGACCGTGCTAGAGAATTAGGTTACGAAGTATGGATTGACCCAACAATTAAACTAGGCCACATGGGCATGGAAGAGTTTGCTGGGGCATTTGGTGAAGACTATTTATATCCTTTAATGAAGTCTATTGAGTCTAAAAAGGAAGCTGCGTAATGGCTACCAAAAAGAAAAAAGGCCCCTCTCTTGCGATTGGTCGTGGTGAAAAGTTGCCTGTATCTCAGGGCGCTGGGCTTACCGCCAAAGGTCGTGCTAAATATAATGCGGCTACTGGCTCGAATCTAAAGGCCCCACAGCCCGAAGGTGGTGCTCGTAAGAAGTCTTTTTGCGCTAGGATGTCTGGTATGCCCGGTCCTATGAAAGATGAAAAAGGTCGCCCTACTCGTAAAGCTGCTTCTCTTGCAAGGTGGAAATGCTAATGAAAGACCCGTTTATGAACATGAATGAAGCCAGCAAACATATTATTGATTTTGCTTCTATCGTAACTGTATTAGGAACCCTTGCAGATATGTTGCCAGCTATTGCCGCTATTTTTACTATAGTCTGGACGGCTATCCGCATTTACGAAACTAAAACTGTTCAGCGTTGGCTAGGTAAAAAAGATGCCGTCAACAAGTAAAAAACAACACAACTTCATGGCTGCAATTGCACATAACCCTGCATTTGCTAAGAAGGTAGGAGTTCCACAGTCTGTGGGTAAAGATTTTAACAACGCCGACAAAGGCAAAAAATTTAAAGAGGGTGGCATGATGAAACCAGTAGATATGAAAAAGAACCCAGGTGTAGCTAAGCTACCTACAGCCGTACGCAACAAGATGGGCTTTATGAAAGAGGGCGGCGCCGCCCACGCTGAAAAAGGCGAGATGAAAAAAGACCTAGCTCAGGACAAGAAGATGGTTAAAAAAGCTGTTGGCATGCACGACAAGCAACAGCACGGCGGTAAGAAGACTAACCTAGCTACCCTCAAAAAAGGTGGTATGGCTTGTGCACCTAAGAAGATGGCTCGTGGTGGTGGTATCGAGACTAAGGGTAAGACTAAGGGCACGATGATTAAAATGAAGGGCTGCTAGTCATGGCTAAGTCACCAGATAAAATCGTAGCTGATATTGACGCAGCGCAAAACAAGGAAGACTTAGAGCTTCCTAAACGCATTGGTGAAGCTGTCGTTAAAGGTGGTAAGGCTGTTAAAAACTACGTTGTAGAAAACCTCCCAAAAGCGGTTAAAAACGTTATGAACGCTAAAGAGGCCTCAGAACTACCTGTAGAGAAAAAAGCTAAGGGCGGCACTATTAAATCTGCTTCTTCCCGTGCTGATGGTTGCGCAATTCGTGGAAAGACAAGAGCATAATGGTTAAGCCCGTTAATCCTGCACAAGGTATTTTTGACTTTGGAGAAAGCCCCGAGCAGCCAAAGAAAGGGAAACCTGCGGATCCGGGATATAAAGAAATACACGAAAAATACAACCCGACAGAAAAAGACCCTAAGGCTAAAGCTGCTGAGAACGAAGAGTTTAAAGATAAACGCCAACCAAAGAGTGAGTTGATTCGTCAGGCTGAAATTGATAAGATGAAAGAGATTCTTAATAAGCCTAAGACTGGCGGTGGCGGTGGAGGTGGCGGTATGGGTACGGGCAAAATGAACCGAGATATATCTAAGAATATGAAAACCGGCGGTAAAATTAAATCAGCATCATCTCGTGCAGACGGGTGTGCTATTCGTGGAAAGACAAGGGCTTAAATATGGCTAAAAAACAACCTGGCGGTATGCCGACTATAGATCAAATGTATGTTCCAGAAAAAGAACAAGCTGGTGGTATGGATACAATTAAACCAGCTGGTGGTATGGATACAATTAAACCGGCTAAACCAGTTAAAAAAACTGAAGAATTTGATTTGTATAAAACAGTTAAGCAAGCTGCTGATAAAAACGAAGGTATGAAGAAGGGCGGCAAAGTATCCTCAGCATCTAAACGTGCTGATGGCTGCTGCGTTAAAGGTAAAACTAAAGGACGTATGGTATGAGATCTGCTCGTGGTATGGGTGATATAGCCCCTTCTAAGATGCCCGGTGCGAAAAAGAAAGCTCGCAAGGATAACACCGACTTTACTCAATATGCTAAAGGTGGCAAGGTAGGTAAAGGTAAAGGTAAAGGTCCAAGCTCTGTTGTCACTACTAAAGGTGGCACCGCTTCTGCTATGGCTAAGAAGTTGTTATCTAAACCTGGTTCATTAACTGCAGCGGATATGTATGCTGAAGGTGGTAAAACTAAATCAAAAGTAAATGAAGCGGGCAATTACACTAAGCCTGAGCTACGTAAACGTATTTTTAACAGCGTTAAAGCCGCAGCGATTGTAGGTACTGGCGCAGGTCAATGGTCAGCCCGTAAAGCACAAGTAATGGCTAAACGCTACAAAGCTGCCGGTGGTGGTTATCGTGATTAAATGGTTCTGGAGATTACTTAATGGCATTAGCAAAATCGCAGCGTTCTTTAAAGGCTTGGGGCGACCAAAAATGGACAACCAAGTCGGGAAAGAAATCGTCCGAGACGGGCGAGAGATACCTACCAAAAAAAGCAATAGAAGCGTTAAGCCCGCAGGAGTACGCAGCAACAACCCGAGCAAAACGAGCAGGGAAAGCACAGGGGCAGCAATTCGTGCCGCAGCCGCAAAAGGTAAAAGCAAAAGTAAAACCGTACAGAAAAGTTAAATAATGGCATACACATCAGGCATAGCAGATTTTGACCTTGACCTCGCTGAGTTAATCGAAGAGGCGTACGAGCGTGCTGGTTTACAGCTACGTTCTGGTTATGATATGCGTACTGCCCGCCGTTCTTTAAACTTGCTAACTATTGAGTGGGCTAACCGAGGCATTAACCTGTGGACTATTGAGCAGGGGCAAATTACTATTAATACAGGGCAAGCTTCATATGCACTGCCTGTTGATACAATCGACCTTTTAGACCAAGTTATCCGTACTGGTTCAGACCAAACCCAAGTTGATATTAATATTAGCCGCATTTCCGAGTCTACTTATTCTACGATACCGACTAAGAATGCACAGGGCCGACCCATTCAAGTTTGGATTAACCGCCAATCAGGCCAGCAAAATACTATCACTGCTAAGCTATCTGCAAACATCAGTGCAACAGCCACTACGCTAACCTTGACTTCTGTAGAAGAACTTGGCACAACAGGCTTTATCCAGATTGGCACTGAGATCATAGCGTATCAAAACGTAGATACAGCGGCTAAACAGCTTTTAAATTGTTTCCGTGCACAGAACGGGACAACCGCAGCAGCGCATACAACGACTGAAGCTATTACAGTTTTAAACCTGCCTAACGTTAATGTCTGGCCTACTGGCGATGGTGGTGGTCCTTACACATTCGTTTACTGGCGTATGCGCCGATTGCAAAATGCTGGTGACGGTGTTAATGTTCAAGACATCCCATTCCGTTTAATTACGTGTTTGGTTGCTGGTTTGGCGTTTATGATTGCAGCTAAAAAGCCGGAAGTTGCTCCTGAAAGAGTGGGGTTCTTAAAGTCTGAATATGAACAACAATGGTTATTAGCTTCACAAGAAGATAGAGATAAATCTGCTGATAGGTATGTGCCACGTCAAATGTTTTATTGAGGTAAATCATGCCAGAAAAGTATGCGTCGGGTAAATGGGCAATTGCGGAGTGTGACCGATGCGGTCAGCGCTATAAGCTTAAGGAACTAAAGAAGCAAGTATTAAAGACAAAGATTTATAATGTGAAGGTATGTCCTAGTTGTTGGGACCCAGACCAACCGCAGTTGCAGCTAGGTATGTATCCAGTTTCAGACCCACAAGCTATACGGGAACCAAGACCAGATACAAGCTACTACTCCTCAGGTTTAACAGGGTTACAGACAGAAGCGGGGTCTACAACAGCATTTGATGAATCAGGGTATACCGCAGATGGTAGTAGACAGATACAATGGGGCTGGGCTCCAGTTGGTGGTGCAAGTAGTTTTGATACAGTTTTAACGCCAAATTACTTGATTGCATTAGGGTTAGTAGGTACAGTAACAACAACAGTTAACTAGGAGTAAATTATGTCATTCAAATCAGGCGCTAATGGTATCGAGTCCAAAGGCAAAACAAAAGGTAAAAACTTAGGCGATTCAGGCCCTACAGCTAAAATTGACAACGGTGGAAAAAAATCTGCTGGTGTAACGTCTATGAAGATGAAAGCCGTAGGCCGTAATATGGCTCGTGCTATGAATCAAAAGTCTTCTGGTCGAGGTCGTTAATCATGGCTAAGTTCTCTATGAAACAAGGCGGGAAAGAAGTAGGCCCCGCTGCCGTATATGCGGCACCACATACTATGGATGGTAAAACTATGACTACAGCTAAAGATAGCGTCACTAAACCCGGCAACGGCGTAGACCAAATTAAAATGTCTGTTGGCGACCAAGTGTTTAAAAAACAAAAAGATGAAGTAAAGACTTCTGGTATTAAGCAACGTGGCCATGGCGCTGCAACTAAAGGCTATACATCACGTGGGCCAATGGCCTAGTAGGGTAAACCCGAATGAATTACGTACAACTGTATCAGGCAATCCAAGACTATTCTGAGAATACAGAATCGCTTTTTGTAGCAAACATACCGCTTTTTGTAAAAGAAGCCGAAGAGCGCATCTACAACTCAGTTCAAATCCCATCGTTACGCAAGAACGTAACGGGTACAGTTACAGCCAGCAATAA